CAGCAGATCATTTTGTTAAATACGATGTTGATACCGTAAATGAAGAATTGATTAAGCACGATTTTGTTTTATTGCCTAATGCTCCTTCTAGTAATTATCGGTTTAAATTCAAGAGCAATAACAAAACGGTTCAGGCTTGGGCAATTGGAATGCCCGTGGTACACGATGGGGAAGATTTAAAACGATTTATGAAAGGTGAGGAGAGAGAAATGGAGAGGGTATTGAGATTAAAAGAAGTCAAAGAAAAATGGGACGTGAGGATGTCGGTGGTTGAATGGAAGTTATTTATTAAGGAGTTAATTGAGATTAGAGGAAAGAATAGAAAAATTGGCTAGAGATGGTCAGGAAAGAGTAGATATAACTCATGCTATGAGGCGTGTTGCTATCCCTAAAGGTACAAGGTGGGGATGGGGAATAGATAGAAGGAATGGCACGATGATTGATCCTGAACAGGTATTAAAAGTTATAAAAACGAAAAAATGATGAGTGTTTATTCAGGAGATTATGAGGAGAATAAGAGGGGAGTGGGGTGGGGGAGTGGTATATTTAGCTTTGAAACTGAAAATAGGGGAGTGGAGTGAATAGGGGAGGGGATTGGTTAATAATGTTAATATAGAGTATGGAAGAACCTAAAATAAATCAGGAAATAATTAGGAACGAAAAAGGACAATTTGTAGAAGGTCAAAGCGGTAACCCTACTGGTGAAGGTGCTGGCAGAAAAAAGGGATCAGTTTCAATAGTGGAAGCATTTAAAAGGAAATTAAAGAAAATTCCTAAAGGGCAACCAAACGGGCAAAAAAAGACATATCTTGATTTGTTAGTTATTAAATATTTCAAAAAAGCAATCAAAGACGGGGATGTCAAAATACTTACTGACTTAATTGATAGGATAGACGGGAAACCAAAACAAAGCACAGACTTAACCAGTGATGGTCAACCAATTGGGCTGATTCCTGGGTTGGTAAAATTAGTGAACGACAATGTTAGACAAAACGATAATAATAAAATCAATTCAGAGCTTTAATTTCTTTGTTAATAATATATTTTGTTTAAGCTTTGAAAAATTTATAGACGGAGAGTTTGTTGATAAGACGGCTAATTTCTTACAGAATCATTTAAAGACTTGTCGGGTGTCGGCTAAGGATCATTTCAAATCTACTTCTTTATATGCGTTTGTGATGTGGGAGATGTTGAGGAAGGCGGATAGTAATTTTGACATGGAGGCTCATTACTTCTCTTATAAAGGGGAGATGAGTGCTTATCATATAGGCAAGATTAAAGATCTGATTAAATTAAATCCTTATTATGAGAGTTTGAGAGATTTAAAAACGACAGCAGAAGGGATTATGAAGTATCGGTGGGAAGGTAAGAACACTAATTTTACTTTGCATCCGCAGGGGCTACTGGGGTTTAAGCGTGGTTTGCATTGTAGTTGGGGAATATTTGTTGATGATCCGTTTCAAGATCCTGCCAATAAATTAGATCCCAAAATTATCCATACGGTCAATTATGTGATGAAAACACAAATATTGGACATTCCTAATAAGGGAGCATTTTTACACATTGTCGGGACGCCTCAGACTAAGGATGATTTTTTCTTTGATGATAAGTTTTTGGGACGGTTTGAGAGCCGTATCTTACCAGCTATTCCCGACATGAATAAGAAAGAATCATTGTGGCCTGAGCATTTTGATTATGAGGAGTTAATGAAGCGTAAATTAGAAAGAGGTGAGAGGGTATTTAATCAGGAGTATTTATGCTCACCTGTTTATTCAGAGAACTCCTTTTTCAATGATGAGCAAGTAACAAGCATGATGTTTGATATTTTGAATTTCCCTTATAACAAAGAGCGTGAGAACCCTAAAGAGTACGATATTGTGGGTGGGTGGGATTTGGGGAAGCATAGACATCCTGCTCACATGTGCGTTTATGAAGTTAGAGGAGATAGGCAGACTGGTGATTGGACACAGATACATCATCATTTCTTTGACAAGGTGGATTATAAGGATCAGATTGAATATTGTGATATGTGTATTGAGAATTTTGGCATTGATAGATTTTATTATGATAATACTAGAGGAGAAATTGAAGTGATGGAGGAGATCGGAAAGTTAAAATCAGAGTACAGACCTGTTAATTTAGGACTTAAAAAGAAGAACGGATTGGCTACTGAGTTGGATAAGAGAAGAACGACAGGGAAAATCAAGATGATTGCTGATGATAGACAAAAGAGATCATTGTTAGCGGTTCAGAATGATTTGAAGGCTATGGAAACGATTGATGGGCATGGGGACGCTTTTTGGAGTAATGCGTTATGCATGGAGTTTTTACTAGAACCTCAAATTAATGTATACTAAATAAATGAGCTTTGTAGACAACTTAAAAAACGGAATTAATGACTTTTTAGGAAACAGGAGTGAAACGGTTTCACTAGTTAAGAAAGCACCTCAGATGTCGGGAAGAATGGATGTGTTGGGGTTGCCTGTACCGCCTGATAAGAAAGATAGTGATTACATAGGTGCGATGAGAGGGTGGGTATATAGGGCGGTGGACGCTATTGCTCAGGAAGTGGCTAAGATGGAATTGGTTTTATATCAGAAGAAAGGAAGTAAGATTAATGAGATTGAGAGCCACCCTGCCATTGATGTTTTAGATCGGGTTAATGGATTTCAGACTAAGTATGACTTTTTATATGGCATTTCAGCTTATCAAGAGCTAGTTGGTGAGGCGTTTGCTTATAAAGATCAAGTTGGTGGCAAGACTAGGGAATTGTGGTTATTAAGACCTGATTATATTAAGATATTACCGCCTGAGAATAAAGGTGACTATATTGGCGGATATAATTATAAAGTACCTAGCTCACAATCATCGGTTGATTACAAAGTAGAGCAGATTATCCAATTTAAGTTTTTTGATCCGACTAATCCTTATAGAGGACTTGGACCATTACAGGCGTGTGCGTATGCATATGACACGGATTTGTTTGCTTCTAAATGGAATCGTAACTTTTTTTATAACAATGCTATTCCTAATACAGTTTTAACGACAGATCAGAATTTAAAAGAGAAAGACATTGACAGAATTAAATCAGAGTTTAGAAGTAAATTTGGTGGGACTAGAAATGCTCATAAGTTTGCTATTTTGACTGGTGGATTGAAAGTTGATATGGGAATGAAACAAACTATAAAAGATATGGATTTTTTGAAGTCTAGGACTTTTTCACGTGATGAAATATTTACCATCTTTCAAGTGCCTAAGACTGTTATCGGTATCACGGATGATGTCAACAGAGCCAATGCCAAAGAGAGTAAGGCTGTTTGGTTGGAGAATGTAATCATCCCTAAGATGAATAAATTGGTAGCGTTTTTGAATGAGTTTTATATTACCGATTGGGGGGATGACCTTTACTTTGGATTTAAAGATCCTGTACCTGAAAGCACAGAGTTTAATTTAAAAATCCAAGCAGAGGCTAAAGATATTTTAAGTATCAATGAGCGGAGAGAACTGGTTGGGTATGACATGATTGAGGGTGGAGATGTGATTAGTATTCCTTCTGACAATCCCCAAGAGCCTGCTAAGTCTATTAAAGTGGGGGGTATCAAGAAAAAGCCCGATAGGATATTTGTTAAACACAAAACTACTCCTTATAAAATGATTGCTAATAGAATCAGAGAGGAAATGGAGACTAACGGCACAAATGAGGCTTTAAAGAAGTTTGTTTATTTGATGATGTCTAAAAAAGCTCACAAGAAAATAAAAAAGAAAAAAGATTTGATACATTTGCCAAGAGAATCAGCAGAGGTGTTTTGGCAGAAAATGGTTGACAGGAGTGAAGCACAGGAGATTACTTTTAACAAGTTAATTAAGAAGTATTGGAAGCGTCAGAGCGGAGTGGTCAAGGATCACATTGTTAAGATTAAATCTATTAAAAGGGTTAAGAAAATTGAGAATTACTTGTTTAACAATGACATTGAGAATGATTTGTTAATGAGTTTGGTTACTCCTTTGATTAATAAGATAGTGGCTCAGGCAGGAGTTGAGGCTTTGGATTTGTTGGGATTGGATGGATTTAAGTTTACTGATGAGACGATTAGAGTTATCAGCAAGTTTGGATTGTTGATGTCGGATAGCATTAATACTACGACTATGGAATTGTTAAAAGTTGCGATTCAGGCTGGCTTGAGTGAAGGGGATACGATTAATCAGATTGCTAGTAGAATTGACACGATTTTTAGCGATAAGGCTAGATCACAGATGATTGCTAGATCGGAAGTAATGAGAGCCAACAATTTAGGTCATTTAGAGGGTTATAAGCAGTCGGGGGTGGTTGATTTCAAAGAATGGGTAACCGCGATGGATGAAAGGACTTGTGAATTTTGCTTGAGAATGGAGAAAGAATACGCTGTTAAAACTTTGGATCAGAATTATTTAAATAAGTACGATGAGTTATTAGGGTTGGAGGGTGGCGTGTTGAAGATGGATTATGCTAGTTTGTCAGCACCGCCTTTACATCCTAATTGTCGGTGTGTGATTGTTCCTGTTGTTAAGTTGGGGAAAAGTTATAACAAAGATTATGTGTGGAAGCATAACAGTAGTAAGAGAGTTGACGATCTAAAGGCTAAAATAGCCAAAAAGAAAGCAGAAATGAGGAAGGTTAAAAAAGGCATTACAGAAGTCAAACAAGAGATTGCTAATTATCGGGAGAGTAAAACAAAGGAAGTGGATAAATTGGCTAAAAAAGAATTAGAGAGAAGGTTAAAGATTGCAAAACAAAAGGAAGCTAACATTATTAAAGAAGCGGAGGCAATCAGAGATGAGCAAAGAACTTTGGAAGATTAATGAATCTCTAAAAGATGTGGTGGCTAGATTGGTCGGTGTTAAGAGGGAGATTAAGCAGTCGGATGAGTTGACCAGAGAAGTATTAGCCAATGTCGCACAATCTACTAAGAATCTAAAGAAAAAGAACAGAGATAAAGAAATCATCGGGGCGATTAAAGATATTCCCAAAACAGAGTTTCCTAAGGTTCAGGAAGTCAAGATTAAAAATCCTGTTAAGAAGATTGAAGTTGAGAAGCCTAGCTGGTATAAGGGTTTTAAATTAGACAAAGGCATATTTGATCCTTTATTAGAAGCGATTGGCGGGTTAGTAAATAGAGTGTTTAGTGTTAGGGTTGAGAATTTGCCTAAAAATCCTAAAGGGTTTTTGCCTGTTAGGTTGACTGATGGGAAGTTTTGGTTGGGTTTGCCTAGTGGCGGTGGTGGTGGTCCTAAAGTTGTCGGGGTTAAGGACGGTAGTGATAATAGAATTAATCCAGCTACTTCTAATAACCAGACTAACGGTACTCAACAATCCAAAATCAAAGAGACCTCCCCAACCGATGCCACCAAAACTAATCCATCCCTCGTTCTCACCTATACCTCAGACCAATTAACCACGATAGCCAAAACGATAGGGACGACAACTTATACAAAGTCTCTCACATGGGTTGCGGGAAATGTTACTGCTATAAGTTCATGGAGTTAAAATGCAAAGTTTAACCGTACCTTTTGTTGACTTAGATAGTAACGAAGAAAAGATAGCATTATTCCAATCAGGACAGTTAGATTTAAGGTACTTGGTTAAGGCAGGCCTCTTAGGTGGCCAGACAGCTATAGGTGGTACCGCCGTTACCGATATCCTTAAACTTCAAGGCACATCAGGCAATGGCACTCTCTCCTCCCCTGCTATCCAAGCCTTAGTAGGGAATAACGGAGCTACTACTGCTTTAACAATATTAAATAATGGCAACGTCGGTATCGATGTTACCGTACCAACTCAAAAACTTGATGTCTCTGGAAATATAAACCTTAATACTAATGGTACTGCTATCTTAATGAGTTCTTATAAAGGAGCTGATAGTGTTGGTAGTAATTTATTTATTGGTGGCGGTGGACAAAGCTCTATTGGAGAAGCAGGTGCTACTTACAAAGGCTCATATAATACTGCCCAGGGGTTTCAATCCCTCCGCTCCAACACCACGGGTTACTCCAACTCTGCACAGGGAGTGCAAGCCCTCTACTCCAACACCACAGGTAACTACAACTCTGCTCAGGGAATGCAAGCCCTCTACTCCAACACCACAGGTAACTACAACTCTGCACAGGGAGTGCAAGCCCTCTACTCCAACACCACGGGTAACAACAACTCTGCACAGGGAGTGCAAGCCCTCTACTCCAACACCACGGGTAACTACAACTCTGCACAGGGATATGCTGCCCTCCGCTCCAACACCACAGGTAACAACAACTCTGCACAGGGAGTGCAAGCCCTCTACTCCAACACCACAGGTAACTACAACTCTGCTCAGGGAATGCAAGCCCTCCGCTCCAACACCACAGGTTACTCCAACTCTGCACAGGGATATGCTGCTCTCCTCTACAACACCACAGGTTACTCCAACTCTGCACAGGGATATGCTGCCCTCCGCTCCAACACCACGGGTAACAACAACTCTGCACAGGGAGTGCAAGCCCTCTACTCCAACACCACAGGTAACTACAACTCTGCACAGGGAGTGCAAGCTGGTAGAAGTATCATTGACGGTAATAGTAATACTTTTGTAGGATATGCGGCTGGCTATCACGCTTCTCAACTAACGAGTGCTTCTAACTCTATGGCTTTGGGTAATGGGGCGTATACAACGGCTAGTAATCAAGTAGTGATTGGGAATACAGCTATTACTGATATTTATGCTAATCAAAATGGAACTGCTACTATTAGAGCTGGTAAATTCCAATTATCTGACCTTAATACTGCTCCTGCTAGTAAAACTGCTACTGGAACTAAAGGCGAAATTAGGGTTACTGCTGATGCTATTTATGTCTGTTCGGCAACTGATACTTGGGTTAAGTGTAACCTCGCAACTTGGTAATTAACATTATTATTTGTTATAGTATAATAAAATTATGATAGTAAAACAAATAGAAAATCAACCAGTAGAGAGTACGCTTAGATACGAAATTTTTGACACAGTTGCTATGAAAACAGCAGACAGCAAAACAGTCCAAGTTCTCCAATTAAGAGAAACTCTTAGTGTAGAGGACTGTAATCAAAGAATTACCAGCTGTGACCAGCAGGTTGCCTCTATAACGGCTGAGAAAGTAAGATACGAAGCTATCGTAGCTGAGATAGAAAAATTATAATTTATTAAACTATGAAAAAAGAAAAAGTAAAACCAATCTTAATCAATAAAGAAATAGAAGTATTACTACGGATACTTAATATGCCCAGACAACAAGACTTAGAGTCTGCCAACTTTTGCATACAATTAAGTAACAAATTGCGTCAGATGATGGATTAGATAAAGTAAAAAGTGTTATAGTTGGTGGATGAATAAT